CCCGAATAAATTAAATTTTGACTATAAAGTCACATCAGAAGAATTATTGCAAGGAGAGAATCCTTATAAAAACTTTGAAGGTTATGTTAGCATTTCTCCGTCGATCATTGAAGCTATTGTGGAAGTACCTCAAGAATGCAGAGTTGAGGAATAAACTCACATTCAGAAATATAAACTCATATACTACAGCACACTTTATTAGAACTTGGTATATGAAAGATTTTTTATTCCCAGGATGGTTAGAAACACAAATTAATTACAGACTAAACTTTGTAAATCCTGAATGTGTTTTTAACGGGTCTTGTGTTCATTGTGGATGTGATGTACCAGATATGTTATTCGCAATAAAGCAATGCGAAGGAAAAGAGTATCCTAAATTATTTATACCATGGAACAAAAAGAACAAACAACTTTTAAAGACTTTGGAATCCAAAAATCAGGAACTTTACTCGAAGTTGAATTTACTACAGGAAGGAAAATAGAAAAAGCTGTACCTGATTGCGGATGTACTTCTGTTAAAGCAGGAGATAAAGAATTTAAAATTAAATATACAGTACCCTACTACAAACCTATCAAAGGGTTCCAAGAGATGTGGGTAAGAAGTAAGGGGGTTACAGTTTATTTTGATGACGGTACTAAACAACGGTACTCGTTTAGAGTAGAAATAGACAAAAATAATAATGAGTAAAAAAGAGTATTTAGAATTTACTGAAAATTTTTTTAAAGAATGTATTGATTTACAAGTTAAGAAAAATCATGATTATACATCTAATGATGACCCTTTCTCTAACTTTAAATCTATTGAAGTTTTAAGTATAAAACCAGAACACGGGTTTTTAACTAGAATGATGGATAAAATGAAAAGAGTTGCTTCTTTTGTAGAAAACGGAGAATTACTTATAAAAGAAGAAAGTGTAAAAGATAGCTTACAAGATTTAGCTAATTATGCTTGTCTCTTTTCAGGATATATCGAAAGTCTAAATAAAAAATAATTATGATAGCAGTAATACTTGATGGAGGTCATGGATTTGAAACTCCTGGTAAAAGAGCTAATGATGACTCTCTAAGAGAAAATGAATTTAACGATTCAGTAGTTAACAAATTAAGTTTGTTATTAGAAATGAATAGTATTCCTTATGCTATAGTTAGCAGTGAGTGGAGAGATATCTCTCTTCAGGAGAGAGTGGAAAGAGAAAAAGATTTTTATAGGAAATTCATAGAAAAAAATCTTAATCCTGTACTTATATCTGTTCATGCTAATGCAGCTGATGATACTAGAGCTAATGGCTATGAAACATTTATTGTTAATAACGCTAAAGAAACAACTAAAACATTAGGAGAGATAGTACATAAAAATGTATTTAAAGCTTACTCTAAGCATAGAAAAAATGCTAAAGATAGAGGGTTAAAAGAAGCTGGATTCTATATAATCAAAAATAGTAATTCACCTGCTGTTTTAATTGAATGTGGTTTTATGACTAACTTAGAAGACCTAGAAATACTTAAAAAAGATAGTTACAGAAATGATGTAGCTAAAAGTTTATACGAAGCAATCGTAGAAATGAAAACAAAACTATAAATGATATTTACAGTAAATAATGATACTCCCTCTATTACTCTAGAGGGGGTATATATTCCTGAGTTTACTAAAGTTTGGAAAGATTCGGAAAATCCACAAAATAAACTTGCCTTTATTTATCATTACTGTCAATCCCAACATAATCCTACCAACCCTTATTATAATCTTTCTCCTGAAGAAAGAATAAAAATACTAAGAAAAGACTATATAGAAGATGAAGAATGGGAATTAGAAAATGATCCTATAGTACAAGAAGCTATTGATAAATATAATACATTAATTCCTACTGCATCAAGTGCTATGTTAAAATCAGCAGAAATAACTGCTCATAGGTTAAGTGAATATTTCTCTTCAGTAGATTTCAATAAAACTAAAGTAGATAAAGAAGGTAATGAAATTGATTTTTATGATCCTAAAAAGATAGTAGATACTTTAAAGAATTTAAGTGGAGTTGTAAAAACTATACAAGAACTTAGATTACAAGTAGCTAAAGAATGGGAAGGTAATAAAGGTAGACTAAAAGGTACTCAAACCTTATCAATATTTGATGAATAATGTATACAGAATTTAACCCGAATCCTAAAGTAGCCAAACTTTGGTCAGATTACGAAAATAGCGTACCCTATGACAAAATAGACACAGAGTTTCATGGAGAATTAACTAGAACGTCTACAAGAAACCCTGTAAGAAATACAGAGTTTGCATTTTTATATTTTGAAGATTCGAGTGTTTTTTCTCCTGCAGCTGAGTACTTTAGAAAAAATAAAGTTTATACAAAAGCTTTACCAGGGACCAAAGATTATAAAAATTATTGGTACAGAGAAAGAGATAGATGTCTATTAGGATATGAACCTATTATAGATGGTAAACCTTGTGGGGTAAGAATTACTGGAGAACATTACTTTTATTTAAATTATTCTAGAATTGGTAGAGTAGTGTTCAATGAATTAACAGGAGAAGCTTCTGAAAGATTAGATTTCCCTATGTTTTGTAGCATGGATTATTACTGGTACAAAGTATTAGAGGAATGTGAAAATCCAAAAAATGTTTTAGATAAAGCTCATTTAATAGCTACTAAAGCTAGACGTAAAGGATTCTCTTTTAAGAATTCTTCTGGAGCAGTATGGAAATATACTTTCTTCCCAGAGTCAAAAATAGTTATAGCTTCTGAATACGGACAAAAAGCTAAGCAAACTTTTGATATGGCTTTAGATATAATAGATTTTCTAAATGAGCACACTGAGTTTCGTTCTCCTTGGACGCATAGAAAATCTGCTGCTACTAAATGTTATATTAGAGCAGGTATAGAAATAGAGAAAGGGGGAAGAAAATATGTAAAAGGTAAGAAGTCTAGTATACAGACAATTTCCTTACATAATAAACCGGATGCTGCAGCAGGTCTTGCTGCTACTAGAGTTATATTTGAAGAAGCAGGTCAAATTAAAAACTTAAAAGAAGCTTGGGCATATACTGAACCAACTTTAAGATCAGGTGCATACTTAAAAGGTATTGCTATTGTGTTTGGTACAGGAGGTGAAAACGATGGCGCAGCTAGGGATTTTTCAGATATGTTTTATGACCCTTCTAGATATAAATTTAAATCGTTTGACAACATCTACGAAGAAGCAGATAATAATAATAAATGTGGATGGTTTGTAGATGATATGTGGTTTAGAGAAGGAGCTGTAATTAAAATAGAAGATAAAGAATATAAAGCATTAGATAAAAATGGAAATGCTTGGAAATGGGTAGCTGAACTAGATCTCAACAAAGAAAGATCTGTAGCAAAAGGAGGAGGATCTTATGATACTTTTATAACACAGTACTGTAAAACTCCTACAGAAGCATTTATGTCATCTAAATCTTCTATATTTGATACTGCTGAAATATTTTCTAGACTACAAAGATTAAAGCTTCAAAAGAACAAAAGATTTTTAGGTACTCCTGGAAGTTTAGTTACTATAGAGGATGAAATAGTTTTTAAACCTTCAGATAAACTAAAGCCTATAGATCATTTTCCTTTAAAGTCTACTATGAAACATTTAGAAGGATGTGTAGTACAATATGAAATGCCACAGTTAATAAATAAAGAAGTGCCTAAAGGAGCATACCTTATTTCTATTGACCCTATTAAGATTGACTCTGAAACAGGAGAATCATTAATAGCTATATATTGCATGAAGACTAGAAAATATGCTCCTATTATAGGACATGATGAAATAGTAATGTCTTATATAGGAAGATCTAAATATGATCCTATAGACACGGCTAATGAGATACTATACAAAATGACATTATATTATAATGCTTTAGTGACTCATGAAAATGATGTTAATGCTTCCTCTGTTAGAAACTTTTTTATAGAGAAGAAGCAATTTCATAGATTACTTTCACCACCTTCTTCTATAGTAGAAAAACATATAAGTAACTCTAAAACAAATTCTAGAAAAACAGGCCACTCTATGGGAAGTGAAAAAATGAAACAAATAGCTGAACAGTATACTAAGAAGTGGTTAATGAGTATAAGATATACTGATCCCGAGACAGGAAAAGTAGAAAGAAATTTAGATAAAATATATGATATAGCTTTACTACAAGAATTAATGATGTACGATAGAAAAGGTAACTTCGATAGAGTCTCTGCTCTATTTGGGTTAGTAATACAACAAGAACAGTTAATGCATCAAGAAACTTTAGAAGAAGAATTTAAAAATGATGAATTACCTTCTAACTTTTTTGTAGAAAGATTTCATAGATTAAGACATAGAAGATTATGAGATATATAAGACCTATGCAGAGAATATCTGCAAGTAAAAAGAATAAAGAGTGGGAGAAGCAAAATGTTGATTATTGGTGTTCTCAGTCTTCTGAATATTTTACTAAAGAGTGGGATAGGATGAAAGAAAATTATCTACTCCATAATAATGTAATTGATCAACAAAGATTTGAAGCAATATGTGACCCTTTAGGTTTAGACGATAGATTAGAAATAGAATATGTACAACCTTTTAACAAGTTACCTAATAAAATTAATGTATTAATAGGAGAAGAACTAAAAAGACCTCTTCTTTATTCAGTAGTACAAACTAACCCTGAAGCAACTAATGATATACTTAGAGCTAGGGAGCATGAGTTAAAAGAATACATTAAAGAGTTTATCCAAAAAGAAAAAGAAAAACTATTAGCAGAACAAGCTAATGAAATGTCACCTATGCCCGCTCAACCTGGACAAAATCCGGGACAACCTCAACCAGGAATGCCAGGGATGCCTCCTCAAGGACCTCCTCAACCTGGGATGGGACAACAACCTCAACAGCCTCAAGAGCCTACCGAAGAAGAAAAATCTTTTGAGTCTATAGAGAAAAAATATAAAAATTACAAAACACAAAAAGAATCTTTACTTCAACAATTACTTAAATTCTTTTTAGATAGATCAGATTTTAGACATAAGAAGAATCAAGGTATGTATCATGCTTTAATAGCTGGATTGGAAGCAGTGCATATATATCTTCAAAAAGGAGAATTAAAAGTTGAAGTAGTTAATCCTTTAGGATTATTTTACCATAAAAGTCCTGAAGTACAATTTATCCAAGAAGGAGATGCTGTAGGATACGTTAGAGAGATGTCTCCTGGAGAAGTACTAGATAGATGGGGATCAGTACTAACAGATAGTGAACTTAAAACTTTGATTCCTTATGCAGGAAGAGTTAACGAGTTTGATAAAATGGCTTCTTCAAAAGGAAGATCAGTAAAACATTTTGAACATAGATCTAACAAAGGAAGATTATTATATGACTCTGATCCTGAGTTTTTAGGAAGTTACGGGCAATCTTCTATGGATAATGAGTATTTAAAAGTTCATACAGTCTATTGGAGATCTTTCAAAAAAGTAGGATTTTTAAAATTTGAAAATGAGTACGGAGATGAAGAATTAGTATTTGTAGATGAAAATTTTGAAATACCTAAATACGCAGAAAAAGTAGAATTCCAAAATAAATTCTTTGAAAAGAAATTTAAATACGAATGGGACGAATACTCTTTAGAGTGGGATTGGGTTCCTCAGATATGGGAAGGAACTAGAATCGAAGATTCTGTATATGTAAATGTAAGACCTCTTCCTTGGCAGAAAGTAAATATTAATGATCCTTATTATTCACCTTTACCAATATTTGGTGCTCCTTATAATAATAGAAATGCTCCTATTGTATCTCTCTTTGATAGAGGTAAGTATTGGCAGTATTTGTATTTCGCTATTATGCATAAATGGATCAAATTAATTATGCAGGATAAAGGTATTTTACATACTTTAAATACTGCTATGTTCGATAAAGATTTACCTATAGAAATGGCTTTAAAATATGCTATGGAAATAGGAGTTTTACCTTACAATCCTCAAGTAAGTTTTGATACTTTAGGAGGTCAACACAATACTCAAAAAGTAGTAGAAACCGCTAACTTATCAAATCCTAATGTAGAAAGATATACTAATATATTGGCCTTTGTAGATAACCAAATAGCAGAAGCTATGGGAGTATCTAAACAAAGAGAAGGGCAAATAGGGCAATACAGTACAGCTACAGATACTAGACAAGCTATTATTCAATCTAATCATATTACTGAGCCTGAATTTAAACTTCATAATGAGATATGGGAAAAAGTTGCAGTATATGTTACTAAAGTTTTACCTTTTATTACAGACAGTTCTAAAATTAGAACTATGCTTAATGATGCTCAAACAGCTATTTTAGATCTAGACTTAATTGATCCTACAGATGAGTTCGATTTAAAAGTAGAAGATTCTGCAAGATCTTATGAAAATCTAAATATTTTAAAACAACATGCACAAGCAATTATTCAAAATGATGAAAATGCTTTAGAATATTTAGTCTCTATTCTAGAATCCGAGTCTCTACCTGAGATAAAATTAGCAGTTAATAATATTAGAGTTGAATTAGAAAAGAGAATGGAAGCTCAAAGACAGCATGAGCAACAAATGCAACAACAGCAAATGGAAGCTCAGAAACAAATGATGCAAGAAGAAAAAGCTCATGAAATAGAATTAGCTAAGATTAAAGGTGAATACCAACTTAAAGCTAAAGAAATTGATGTCTTTAAATTCCAAGAAACTTTAGATGCAGATAACAATGGTATACCTGATCCTTTAGAGTTAGAAAAATTTAAAATGCAGTCCGGTGCCACTGACCATAAAAAAACTATGGATGAAAGAGGTATGGACTTAAAAGAAAAAGAATTGCAGCTAAAAGAAAAAGCTTTAGATAAAAAGCCTACTAAACAATGATTATAGATATAACGTCATTTGGCGAAGAGCCTTCCTTAGATCAGCCTAATGAAGGAGGGGTAATTGATATTACTCCAGAGGGATTTAATTCCCCAAAAGAACCAGAAATTATAGATATTACTCCTGAAGAAGATTCAGAAGAAACTGATGATGAAGAAGTAGACATCGAAGAAGATGAAGAACAGGATCAAGAAAATGAATCCGATGAGTCGGATGATGATGACGAGGAAGATGAAGATGAATACTCAGAGGCTCGTCAATATTTTGAGCAAGCGACTACTTTAAACATCTTACAGACTCCTGAAGATTTTGAATGGGACGAAAATGATCCTTTAGGGTCAATAGAAAAAGCAACTGAGTATACTAATCAAGTTCTACTACAGAAAGTAGAAGAAAATTTCTATTCTCAGTTTAAAGATCCGTTACTACAACAAATAGTAGATACTGCTATAAAAGGTGGAAGTTTTTTAGATGTTACTGAATTAGTTAACAAAACTAATGATGTTAGTCTATATGAGAATATGGACATTACAGATGAAGATGATGCTTCTAAATTATATGAAGAGTATTTAAAAGAAACTACTAAATTTAAGAGTTCTAAAATAAATAGACTTATAGACATAGCTAAAGAAGATGACGAATTAGTAGATTTAGCAGCTGAAGCTAAAGAATATTTTATAGAAAAGAATTTTCAAAAGATTAAACAGCAAGTAGAACAGGCTGAACAAATGAAAAAACAACAAGAACAGCAAGCTAAACAGTACTGGACTGGTTTTAATCAGACTTTAGAAAGTTCTAACTTAAATACCTCTTTAAAAGAAAGAGTTATGGATTCTTTTTCTTTAGTAGAAAATAACGGACAAAAAACTTTAAAATACCAAGATACTTTTAACAGGGTTTCACAAAACCCACAACATTTTATAGATTTATTAGTTTTTTTAAATTCTTATGATCCTGAGCAAGGATTTAACTTTGAAAGAGAAGTTAAAAAAGTAGCTACTAAACAAGCTAATTCTTTTAAAGAAAGACTAGAAAAAGCTATTACAACAAAAACTTCTGCAGGAAAATCTACTACTAAAAACAAAAGTAAGATTGTTCCTAAGAAGAGTGACTATCAAAAAAATATTCGTAGATATTAATTTAATTAAAAATGAATTACAGAACAAGTTTATTGTATAACGCCACTCAGGTAACTGAAGGATTAGGCGGAAACTCTTGGGATAGCAAACACATTATCTCAACTTACGGTGCGGATAAACCGCATGACATTGACGCAGGTATGGAACTTGCTCAGATTTTCTCTGCTTCTGACCGTTATAACGGAAAAAGCCTTATTGGTATGACTGAAGCTAAAGGAAAGAAAATCTATTTAAGTGCTAATACTTATAAGTGGAAACTAGCTAACCACAGAAGAATTCGTTTCTCTGTTGTAGAAAAAGTAGAAACAGCTTTACGTCCAGGTATCAACAACACTACTTTCAAAATCGTTTTAGATAAAGATTGGGTTAGAGAGCCAGATGTAATTTTAGGTGAAAACAATAAGTTTCCTTTAGAGATCGTAGGAGAACCTATTCAAAGACAATTAGGTTACGAATACACAGTACGTTTACAAGATGATAATCCAGATGCTTACTTCCCAGCTCAATTGCTAGAAGTAGGAAAAGAATTCTGGAAAGTTAGTACATCTGTAGTAGATGAAGCTAACGATCGTTTTGGTACTTTACAGTTTAGCTCTGTTTTCGAATTAAGAGGACAAACTGGTAACGTAGCAGAAAAAATCGAATTTACTGACAAAGCTTTACGTGTTGACATCAACCGTAGAAACGGTAAAGAGACTGAGTACTGGAGAATTCCTTTTACTGATGAAAACGGTAAAAAATATGAAAAGTTCATGACTATGGCAGAAGCTGAAATGATGAACCAAATTATGGAAGACATCGAGTGGGGAATGGTATATGGCCGTAAATCAACTCGCAAAGGACCTAACGGTTATTTGAAACGTACTCCAGCTGGTTTACGTCAGCAATTAGAAGATGCTAACTATTTAACACACAACGGTAACTTAACTTTATCTAAATTAGATGATTGGTTGTCTTCTATCTATTATGGACGCAAAGATGCTACTCCAGAATCTCGTAGCGTAATCATCCGTACAGGTGAAATGGGAGCTAAAATGTTTGACCAAATGGTTAAATCTGAAGCTAGCACATTTACTACTGTAGACTCTACTTACATTCGTAGTGGTAACGGTTTCCGTAACTTGTCTTTCGGTGCTGTATTTACTCACTATGTAGGTGTTAACGGATTAGATGTAACTATCGTATTAGATCCTGCATTCGATAATTTCGATTATTCTCACCCACATCCATTGTACCCAGATAAAACTATCGACTCATGGAGAATGGAAGTTTTAGACTTTGGTAAGTCAGGAGCTGGTTCTTCTACAATGGGAGAAGATAACATTTCTATGTTATGTGAATCTAATGCAGATTATTACTATACTACATTCGGTAAGCACAATCCTAAAACAGGAATGCCTATTAATGATGGTTCTAATGGTATGGCAGGTGGAGTATCTGGTTATACTACTATGATTGAAAAGTCTTATGGATTACTTATTCGTGATATCAGCCGTTGCGGTGTAATCGAACTGAACTTAGATTATTAATACCAAACTAGTAAATGAAATTTATAGTTTATCCAAACCCTAAACGTCGTACCGTTCATAGGTACGACAGGGTTTTAAGAGTAGATGCTACTGGACGAGAGCAGTCTTCTACATCAGAAAATAACTTAACGAGAGCTCCTTACACTAAATACACATTTATGGTAGGAATCTCAACTTCAAAAAACGGTAAATTAAAAACCGGTTTAAACGAAATTGTTCCAAATCCTTTTAAGAATCACGTCTTTACTAATACCGAATGGAGAGAAAGATTACACGGATTAGAAGAGGCTAAATTACAGCATATATTAGAGTACAAACACGGAGTACCTTTTAACTATTATACAGATATGCCTGTAAGAGAAAGATTTGGAAAAGTGGATGAAAGCAGAATTCCTTTCTTCCAAACAGCAGAAGCAGCATGGGAATTAAATGATGGTGCTAATATATTTGACACAGAAAAACCTAAAGATGAATTAGCTTATTATGCTTTTAGAGCTTCTAAAATGGTAGCTAACTCTTTCTTAGAGTTAAATGTAGACACTAACTTTTATATCGCTAAAGAATCAGAAGAAGATAGTAGAGTAGCAAATCAATCTAAAAACAAAGATAGAGCTATTGCTAAACTTACTATTATCGAAGAGAGAGATGATGATACTTTAGTTAAATTTGTAAAAGCATTAAACATTCCTGCAAGAAATATTAATAAATCTCAAGCTTATAATTTAATTAGAGATTATTTAGATAAAACAAATGATAATATTAAATCATTTAATTATGTTTATAAGTTATGGGACGATACAAATACTAGAGCTAGATTTAATGCTTTAGTCTTATTTAAAGATTATTCTGATTATAGAATTATTACTAACTCAGGAGGTACAAAATATACTTGGGTACCGCCAAGAGAAGATTCAGGTAGACAACCTGATCCAGTAAGCTGGAATAATAAAGATCAGTTGATCGAATTTTTATTAGATGAAAATAATGATTGGGCTCTAGAAGAAATGGAATTACAGTATAAATTTAAAAATAGATTGTAATCATGATCCCAGTACAAAAATTACACCATGAATTAAAGCTATCTATAGATAAAGTAGATAGCTTAAATTCTCCTAACTTCCTTCCTAATGAAATTGATGCTCTTCTTTGGAGAGGTATTAAGAAATGGTTTTTAGACACTGTTAAGTTTAATGAATCTCATACAGAGATTACTAATAAATTGACTCCTTTTAGGGTATTAAAAGAAGTAGTTTCTTTTACTAATAATAATGGAGTCTACGAAGTAGATTTAGCAAGTTTAAATAACTCTTTTCATACTATCACTAAATTAGAAGTAACTATTTCTAAAAACGGATGTGAAAAAAATTGTACATCTTATCATATGAAAGATAATGATTTAGATACTACGTACAATGACCCTTCTTATGACTGGTGCAGAGTCCCTTACAAAGTAGCCTCAGGATCTAAACCAGAATATCTATATCTCTATACAGACAATGAATTTGAAATAACAGAAGTAAGATTGTCGTATTTAAAATTACCTGTCGAACCTTTCTTTGGAGGGTATGATTCTTTAAATGGAATTTATACAGCTAACTCCCCTGCCTCAGTAGATTCAGATATAGATGATATGTATTTAAATGAAATTATTACTTACACATTACAAGAAATTAGAATATAATGAACACATTAACACAAAAACCAAAAGTGGACACTATCTTAGTAGCTAAAACAGGTACATCTCTTTTAGCTCAAGGTACTAACTTCACTAACGCTGCTACAGGAAAAACTAATCTAGCAGCAGGACAATTAGGTATTTTCAACGCAGACACAAATGAAGCTATAGCTACTACTGCAACTGTTGCAAATACTCCTAACATTTTTATCGCTCAAGGACGCGACATGTCACAAGATAAATCACCTTTACCAAAAAGACCTGTAGAAAAGACTACAGTTATTTCTCCTATCCATGGTGTAGAATTTGGTGGTGATGTTTGTGCAGTTCCTTTAAACTCTACTCACCTTATTGGTGCTGATCACGCTGCTACTTCTGGTAAAGTAAATGTAGTAGATGAAGAATTATACAAAATAATCGTAGGATTCAGAGGACGTAGAAGCAGAATGATTAACGGTATCAAACTTTCTACTTTAGAAGGTACTTTCACTACTCCTGATTATAGTGTATTAGGTCTAGGTACTGATGATGCTCGTGATCACTTGTTACAGAACTTAGGTTACAACTTATTAGTACAAAACTCTAGCCAATTCAACATTATGGATAAAAATCCTTTAGTTGTATTTGCTTTAGATTCTGATAACGTAGGATCTTCTTCTGTGACTGTTTCTACTTTAACTACTCCTGGTACTACTGTAGTAATCGGTTATACTAAAGTAGGAAGTGTATTGTCTTTAGAAATTACTGACTCTATGGCTGCTACATTTGCAGGAATGATCGCTAACGGTGATTTAGTAGGAACAGAAGGAGTTATTCCTTTCTCTTTAAATGCAACAGCAGTAGCTGCTGGTGGTTTAGGTGTAGCTGGTGACGGTACTTCAAATGTAGATCGTTTAGTAGTTATGGCTAACGACGCTAAAGAAGCATTTAGAGATAGCGTACCTCAAGTAAAAGAAAACATTAATGTAACTATTCCAGAAGGATTTGACGTATCAGTTTATAGCAATAAAGTAGCTGGTGGATTTGAAGGAAAAGGTACATCTCGCCAATGGCAATTATTCTACGAAAGAGGAGCAGCTTTCAAATTCGATTCTACTTTAGAACGTTTTGATGGAAGATGGATTGGTTATGCAAGTGATATCCAGCCAGATACTTACTATACTGCTTATATCGTTTCTTACAATACTCCTAACTATGTTAGCAACGGTACTTTATCTTATGCTCCAGAAAGAGCTATTCTTTTAGTACCTTGTTGTGATGAAGCTTTGAAAAATAGCATTGAAACTTACTTAAATGGTTATTTAGGAAGTTCTGCTAATACTAGATTTACAGGTTCTTTGAACAGTGCAGGTAGAGTAGAAGTAGAAGATTGTCCTTTATAAGATATAACTAATCTCCTATTCTTTTAATTAAGTTTAGGAGATTTTTTTTTAATATTAAGAAATAAAAAATAAAATGAGTAAATATAAATTATATGGGGCCAAGATCAAAAAAGATAAAATTGATTCTACAGGAACAACTGATCAAGGCCAAAACATAGAACCTATCATCAAAGAAATGATAGATTCTAATTTATCTACTGTATCAGGAGCAGATATCTCTAATTTACAAGGTGTAGATGTTACAGGAGCAAGTAATGGAGATGTATTAGCTTATGATCAAGCTTCTGGAGAATGGAGACCAGAAACAGTTTCAGGTGCTAATATTACAGAAGGTACTCTTAATACTGCTACTACAAATAGAGTAGTGAATTTAGGAGGAAATAATTTAACTGTTACAAATGGTTCTCATACATTTGTTTCTACTAATTTTCGTGTAAACTCTGCTCAATCTTTTTTAGTAGGTCCTGACAACCAAATTTATACAGATAATGGAAGCGGTTATTTTAGTAGAGTAATGACAACTGCTAATTATGTTCAATTAGCTAATAACTCTTCCGCAGGATTTAGTGCTATTACAGTAGATAATGCTAACACTATTACTATTAAATCTGATGCAGGTTTGTATAAGTTAGGTAACAACGCTACTAGCACACCTAAATCTTATAATACTTTAACTACTACACCTAGTAATTTATGTATTAATGGAGTAACAGGAGAAGTTTTTAAAAATGATACAGCTTTACAATTTTTAAGCTCTACTCAAATTAATGCTACAGATGTAAATAACCCTACTGAAACAGAAGTATTAGCTTTTTTACAAAGTTTAACTACAAGTATTAGATCTGCAAACTTAAATAGATTTTTCTATTACACAGGAACAACATCTGATGCAGATACAGCTACACATTATTACTATTTAACAGGTGATGAAAAATTAGTAGTTTTAAATAACTCGGGTAAAACATTTGTAGTTTCAAACACTGTTTTAAATAGTCCATATTCTTTAAGTCCAACTAGATCTGAAATAGAATCATATCTTAATGGTTTACCAGGAGGAATATCTTCATTTAGAGACACATTTATTCTTTATAAATATACTCCAACTAGTACTTTTATAGTAAAAACTTTTTACATAACTTCTACTGATGAAGTAGCAGAACTTTACGAAATGTATCCTTATGAAAATGTTACATTTAATACTCCTATTGCTAGCATAGATTCTTCTTTTGCAGGTAAAACAATAGGATCAATAGCTGTACCTTATCATTTGTATGTTAATGGAGATCGTCAAATTAGAAATGTATCATTTAGATGTGTTAAAGATACTTCATCTCCAGCAGGAACTAATGTAGCTTCTATTGCTATAAAAGATGAAGGAGGTAATACTGTGCTTACATTTAGTATAGACTCTTATTATGGAGGAAGTGGAATGTCTATGGGAGGAACTTATATTAGTACTTCTACAAATGGAAGTTTGTTTTTAGAAGCAACTTCTGTTACAGGGAATATTGACTTTTTGTCAGTTACTATGAGAGTAGGTGCTTAATACAATTTTATTATAAATACTTAACCACGTTTATTAAATTAAGCGTGGTTATTTTAAATATATAAACATGAAACAAATTGTTAGACTAGATTTAGATTACAAAAGAACAGCAGAAGAACCTGCTCAGTATGAACTTTACCAAGATCTTCAAAATCCTAAATCTATTTTATTAGTAAAGTTTAATACAGTTGGTGCTTCTACTGTAGAAACTTACTACATCAAAAGAGTGCAAAACTCTGCAGAATTAGATGCTTTATGGGCAGATAGAGCTAATTTAACGTATAAGAATTTAATTGATATTTTATCAGAAAACTAATAACAAATGAAAAACTATCCAAATATTAGAAGCATTAAAATTAAAAAAGAAGTAGATCTGAGTAACCCTACTCAGCATTTGTCTGGTATTTCTGATGAATATTGGATAGATATAACAGATGGCTATATAGGAGAACAGTACGATAAATCTGTTTATGAATTTAATGGTACTAATAGTTATATTGATACTAATCAAATTGCTGTTTCTTTAGTAGGAGAAGTATCTGTTTTTGCTAAAGTGCAAAACTCGGGTTGCTTAATATCAAATAGAACTTCTGGTAATAATTATTTTGAAGTAGATTTAGGAAGTGTAGGTTCTTCTTTAGTAGAAGTTCATCTAAAAGAATCTCCAAACAACTATACTTTAAATAGTCAGTTTATTAATGATGGCGAATGGCATCATATTTCTGTAGAATATACTGGTACAGAGTTATCCATCTATGTAGATTATGTACTTGATTCTACTATTTCTGGATTAACTAATATTACTTCTAATTCTAATAATGTTTTAATAGGTACTAATAATAATAACGGTCACGTATTAGAAGGTTATTTATCAGATTTTGAATGGAAAGATGATCAAGGAAATACTCTTATCCATTATAAAATGGAAGAAAGACAAGGTACTATAGCTTATGATGCAAGTGGATTAGAGAATCATGGTACATTACACAATATGCTTCACACTGAAGTAAGAGAACCTGTCTTATACAATTATACTAATGAGGAAGGGTATAATATAGATAATGGAACTATTATCCCTAAAGTAGAGGGAATGGTTAAAGTAGAAGATTATCCTTGGAACTGGATAACTCAAAATAAATATTTATTATATAAAGGAAATTATTTTAAACCATCTAATGATGGTACTATATTACAAGGTGATCAAAGTGATTATGATGCAGTTACAATTATTAATTTGATTAACCAAAGTTTAACAACTAATTTTACAGAAGAGTTGTTAGGCAAGTTTACTAATTTAGAAGATTTATTTATTGATATAAATAACATAGATTTAATTGATATAAGTCATAATCCAAATATAGTTCGAGCAGTTTTAAATAGTAATGGATTAAGTACTATTATATTTGATAATAGCGTAAACTCTAAACTACGGAACTTTAATCTTGCTGTCAATACTTTGACAGGTAGTATTGATTTGACAGGATTAACTTTGTTAGAAACATTCTTTATGCACTATAATAGTATTACATCTGTAACACTACCAAGTGCAATCGGAAATAAGTTAAGTTTTATGAATGTTTCTTTTAATCAATTAACTGATTTAGACTTATCTAATTCACCTCTTTTAACAACTGTTTATACTCAAAACAACAAATTAACAGCAGCGACAAATAGTCAGATGCTGATTAACTTAGACGGATTTGGATTGAGTAATGGATTTTTTCAAGGCAGCATCTTTGGTACTGGTTTTATTACCCCTACTGGAATAGATAGTTTCAATGATTTATTATCTAAAAGTTGGAATATAATAGGTTTAACTAATCAAATTAATGCTGGAATTACATACAATATTGAAGACTTCCCTTTGATTTGGATTGATGATTTATACTATAACACTTACAAAGATAATACGTTTGTGCCAAGTGTAGATACTTTGATGACTGGTCAGATTGAATATGATGCGGTCACTTTGATTGATTTAGCAGGTCAAAGTTTAACGACTGATTTTACAAATACGTTATTGAGTAAGTTTGTTGGATTAGAAGATATTTTTATTGCAAATAATTTCATTTCTGTTTTAGATGTGTCGAACCTTACGCAAGTAAAACAAATAAGTTGTCACGGAAATTCAATTTCTGTTTTAGATGTAACTAATCTTTTAAATCTAACTTATATCCATTGTGGAGGTAATTCGATTTCTGTTTTAGATGTAACTAATCTTTCAAATCTAACTTTATTATACTGTTATTCAAATCCTATTTCTGTTTTAGATGTAAGTAATCTTTTAAATCTAACAGCTATTCATTGTGGTAACGTACCTATTTCTGTTTTAGATGTAACTAATCTTGTAAATCTAACACAATTATATTGTTATGGAAACTATGTATCTGTTTTAGATGTAGTTAATTTAATTGAATTAAATACTTTACATATATATTATACACAAATTGATTTTTTAGATTTTACTAATCTAACAAAATTAAATAATTTCGATGGGTTTGGGGCGAGATTGAACAGTACAATAAACTCGCAATTACTTATTGATTTAGACGGTCACGGATTGTCAAATGGTTATTTTCAATCTTCAATATTTGGAGGTGGTTACCTTACCCCATTAGGGGTAGAATCTGCAATATCATTAAATTCTAAAAACTGGAATATTGTCGGATTGACTTATGTATTACAAACAGGAACTTCTTACGATGTAGAAGATTTCCCTTTGGCATGGATTGAAGAGAATAATTTTGCTACATATAGTGGTAATACATTTCAAGTTGTTAGTAATAGAAATATGCCTACTCAAACTGAATATGATGCGGTAACAATTATTGACTTAAACGGTCAAAGTTTGACTACTGATTTTACAAATACTTTACTAAAAAAATTCAGTAATTTACAAGAATTAAAGGTAAACAATAACAGCATTCAAGTTTTAGACCCGAGTCAGTTATATGAATTAGCCACAATTGATTGTCATAATAATAGTATTGAAGTTTTAGATGTAAGCCAATTAACGGAATTGACTACACTGTATTGTTATATTAACCAAATTGAAGTTTTGAATACAACTAACTTAGTAAAGTTAGTTAACCTTGTTTGTTATACGAATCAAATACAAGTTTTAGATACAAGTCAATTAGTTGACTTATTAGTTATTGATTGTCAATATAATCAAATACAAGTTTTAGATATAAGTAATTCACTTGATTTAAACTTTTTGAGATGCAATAATAACCAAATACAAGTTTTAGCAATAAGTCAATTAACTAAATTAACTTACATAGATTGTGCCTCTAATCAAATACAAAGTTTAGATACAAGTTTATTGAACTTATTAACAACTTTTTATTGCTACAATAATTTATTAACTAATTTAGACATTAGCCAAAATGTTAATTTGGTTAATTTGATTTGTTATGCAAACCAACTTGATAATCTTGTGAATAGCCAAATATTGATTGATTTAGATGCAAACGGATTATCAAATGGATATTTAAACAGCACAATTTTTGGTGGTGGAAGTTTAACAGCAGCTGGTCAAACAGCAAAAGCAAACTTACAGGCTAAAGGTTGGTCAATTTTAGGAATTTAAAATATTAATTAACAAATAAAATAAAACATATTATGAGTTATAAATTAAATAGAATTGAATACACAGACATCTTTTTTTTGGCTCAAGAAGATGTAGAGTTATTAGGAGAGAACTTAATCATTGGTTCTTTTGAAGAAGTAAAATCTTTTGCTGAAACATTAAAACAAGATGCTAATGATGTAGGTGAAGGAGAGTTTACACCTATTCAAAACCCTGCATTGGAGTTAAGTAATATTATAGATGCAAAATGGTATTTATTAGAGTTGCCAGACAGATATCAGATAGTAAGAACTGATGGTGAAAGTGCTTACAACTTGCCCACCAATATTTCAAGCAATAGCGGGTATGGTAGTTTAGATAGTATTTTTGCAAAGATTGAAACGCTAATTTAAAATAGTAAACTATGTATTACACAAGTACAAACAAAGAAGAGTTAGAACTATATAATATGATTGTTAGTAGAGATGAAAAGTATGATGGCGTCTCTACTACTCAATGGGCAAATGTTATTACTCACAAAGATGGTGATCAATTTGCTATACTTGCCAATCCTAAATATCCAGCTGAAAGTTTAAATACTCTTGATAGTTTAGAAGGATGGTTCGAAGAAGAATTAATTTAAAAAATTAAAAAAATTAATAATGCCTAATTTAATAAATTACACAGAAGAGGATATAGATGTTTTCTATAATCCTCTTCAATACTCAGGAAAAGTTGCAGCGAGTATGAAATTAGTGCAATCTCACGCTTTAGTTAAAGTTATAAGTTCAACAGGAAAGTTAATTGCTAGTGATCCGTCTCAAACTATAGGGACAAGTATAGTAAGTTATAGGGGCACACAAACTATGAATCCTTATGTAGACAGTAATGGAGACATAAGCTTCTCAGGTAGTTCAGGAATTATTTACGATTTAAAGCTAAGTAATGGAATGCATTTTCCTATGGCAGAAGGAACAGGAGATCGTTTATATGATACTTCTACTCAAGGAAGTTTTTACTTTTCTATAAGTAGTCCTATGATCTTTATTAGAGATAATATATATCAAGATGAGTATCACTATAATATAAACAATGGATTTAATGATTTAGGAGATGGAATAAAAAGACCTTATCCTATTAATGGTCAATACACTAATCCTGCTTGTAACGGACATAATGGAGCAGAAACTAAAGTAACTATGCCTGCATTTAGACCTGAGTTAGAAAAAAGCGCATTTCACTATAATCAAAATGATTATAGCAGTACAGTTCTATCTTATGATGATTTGATAGCTAATAACTATTATATCTTCTTAGATAATAATAACGGATGCAAAGATAACTTAATTACTTTACTTCCTATAGATCTTTCTAATCTAGCATCGGGGCAAAAAACTTTTAGAAGACAATTTAAAACTTTTAGATAAATAAAATTTAAACAAATGTTAACAGTAAATAATGATTGTACTGTCTTTAGATATTCTGGG